GTGTACGGTCAGGTGACCGTCCAGCAGGTTGGTTACGGGGTTTTCGTCGCTGCGGAACTCCACGCGGTAGCCGGCGCAGTAGTCGCGGGCCACATAACCGTTGCCGATAATGTTCTGGCTGTCCACAATGGACTGGATCAGGCGCTTGTTGCCGGGCTTGTCAACTTTCTGGAAATAAGTACGGATGAAATTATTTCCGTCCCAGTCGAAAAAGCGGCGAACCGCAAACCAGCGATCCTTGGGATCCGTGGTGGAGGGATAGGCTGCCGTGTTGTTGCCCCAGGATTTGAAACCATTGGCATTGATGGCCGTGATCACGCCGTTGGCGTTCAGCACGTCGTTGGCCTGCTGCTGGTCCAGGACCACCTCGGTGCCGTCTTTCAGGACGGTGGCGGTGATCCGCAGATCCTTGTTGGAGGGGCTTTCGTAGGGCACGTCCGCGTTGCTGGCGTCGGTGTATGCCACCAGGGCGCCGAACATGGCGGAGTAGTAATAGATCTTTTCACCAACGGCAACCATGGGCCACAGGGCAACGCCGTGGTTGGTGCGTGCGCCCATGTTCTCCTTGGCGGTTTTCACGTCGGTGTAAACGGTGGCGCCGGTTTCGTCTGCCGCAATATCCAGAATACAGTTGCAGTCAAAAACGCCGTTGACGGCCTCCACCTTGGCCTGGAGGGCCGCCGCCACCACGGCGTCCTGGCTCCAACCGGGGGCCAGCAGCAGGCCGGGGGTCATGCCCAGTTTGGGGTAAATCTGGCGGACCAGTTCCAGGCCGGTTTCCTTGCCGGTCACGGCGTCCACGCCGCCCACAACGTCCTCCTTGGTTACGCCGTCGGGGTTCAGGCTGGTGCTGGCCACGGTCAGGCTTTCGGCCTCCTTGGCCGCCTGGGAGATCAGGGAGATCACCACGCCGGTGCCGTCGTCGTCATGGGTTGCGGTGTAGTCGCTGCCCGCCACCAGTTCGGCGTCGCCGTTCTTGACAGTCAGGGTGTTCAGCAGCACATAGGGCTTTTCATAGAAAAGCTGGCCGTCCATAACCTCGCAGCTTTCCTCTGCGTTCTGCGTGGTGTGCTTGGTGTTGCTGGGATCCAGCACGTTCACCAGGATAATGGGCGCCACGTTGAACACGCGGAAACAGGCGTCAATGGACTGGCAAAGGGTGAACTTCTCGAAATCGTCCGTATAGCCCACGGCCTGCTGGCACTCCTTGAAGCTGTAACACAGCATAGGGGTGTTTGCGGCCTTTGCGGGGTCAGCGGACAGGTGAATGGGCGCAGTTCCGAAAATGACCTGCAGGCCCGCGCTGCCCTGGATCGGGGTGGTCAGGCTGGTGTCAATTTCGGAGTTGTAAACGCCATGCTTGTATGCCATGATCTTTTACCTCCTGTTAGTGGGTTTTCTGTACCAGGCGGTACAGGGTGTAAATGCGGCCTTTGCCGTCGTGCAGCTGCTTCATGGCTGCCGGCAGCGTGTCAAGCGGGACCACCAGGCCACCCATGGCGGGGGTTTTCACGATTTCCTCCGCCAATGTGCGCGGGATCCCGTTGTTGTAGATGGTGAACTGTTTGGCCACGCCGGGAATGGTCGGGCCGCAATACACCACCGTGCCGCTTGCGCTTGTGTCTTTCTTTTTGGCTTTCGCCGTCATGCCTCTGGCACCTCCTTGAAGATCGCCGGCGCGTCGAACTTAACCGCCACGCCTGCGAAATAATACGGGTGTGTGTCCTCCTCCTGGAGCGCCCATTGGATCGGGTACTGCACGACGTACCGCCGCGCAACCACGCCGTTGCTGCCATAGTGGCGCATGATCTCATTGACAATGTGGAGGGTGTCGCGGTAGCCCTGCCGGTTCGGGTCAGGATCATGCACACAAACAGCCAGCACCACGTCCACGGTCTGCTGGGTGTCCGCCGCCGGCAATTCGCCTTGACGCAGACGCACCACCACATACGGCTCCGGCGGCGCCTGCGGGTCGGTTTCTTCGTCGCCGCCCTCCCGGATCGGGAGATCCTGGGAGAATACGCGCACCGCCCGCTCGACGCCCTGGGAGTTGGTCAGCTTATAGGTTTTGAAAAGTGTTTCCAGGTCTGCCACCACGGCGTCCTGCAGGTTTTCTTGTGTCACGCGGGTGTACCCCCTTGCAAAGTTTCGCTTTGTAACGTATAATCACTCTTGTGGTAATAATCAGCATAGTGTGGAAATAATCAGCATTGGAGGGCGCAAAAATGGGAAAGAAAAATAATTCCACCGTCGTTGAAAACGGCGCCGTGTACCAGGTATCAAACCCCGGCACAAGGCGGGTATTGTCCCGCATTGCGGGCGTAGTCCTTGCGCTGGAGGGCGCGGTGCTTGCCTTGGCCTCTCCTGTCGCCGGTGTCGTGCTGGTCGCCATTGGTGTGGCCCTGGTCGCGTGGCTGCCCAAACGGATCCAGCCGAAAAAGAAATTTCTTTCTTTCTCCGGCCAGCCCTGCGCGGGTAATCATACGTTTGGCAAATGGAACGCCAAAGTACACGACGGCCAGGCCCAGGTGGACCGCTTCGAAAAGGCAGCGCACCAGCCCATGGCAATACGAACCTATAACGCAGAAACCGGATTTGCAGAAATACAGGGATCCGGTTCTGACAGCTATTTGACAAGCCTGGATGAATGTACCTGCCCGGACTTCGACAAGCGCGGGCGCCCGTGCAAGCATATTTATTTCCTGGCCATTCAAATGGGCTATACCAGCGACGATTTTTATAATTCCTAACCCTTGCGGTGGCCACGCGGCCACCGCTTTTTTATGCCGTTTTTGCCCACACCTTTGCGATCTGCTTTTCGATTTCCTGTTGCAGAATGTCGTAGGTCATTTCTGCGGCCTTTGCCCGCACCTTTTCATTGTTCAGCAGGTGGGGGACAGAGGGGGAAAGCAGCTTTTTGACCGGCAGGCGCTCCGGGCCTCTGCGCTGAACAATCGCGGTGTGTCCACTTGCGAATGTTGCCACAAACGCCTTTAGGTTGTCGATCTGCAGTTCTTTCATTGCGCTGGAGTTCAGGACCTTGGCCGCCGCCGCGCCCGTCTTGGTGTTGGGTCTTGTCATAAAGGCCATAATGTCCTGCATGGGGCCTCTGGCACGGATCCGCGCGGTCAGGTTGGAGGTGCTGGCGCTCAAAAACTCCGGGGCGCCCTTTGCTTTGTCTTTCAGCGCCTTTGTGTCTTTGATCGCGTACTGTTCCTTGGCGTCCGCAACCATCTGTTTGCGGACCTTTCGGCCTGCGGCGTTCAGGGCCTTTCGGAAAATGTCCGGCGCGGCCAGCTGATCGTGCAGGGTATTCATTTTCTGGATGATCTTGGCCAGTTCTTGGTCGGTGTCGATCTGCAGCAGAGTTTCCTTGCTCACGATCTCACCGCCTCCAGTTCAATGGCCAGGATCCCGGCCTCCTCGGTGCAAGACTTCACCCTGTACTGGTTACTGCCCAGCGTAAGCACGGAATTTTGGGCGGGCCTGGGGCCGTAATCAGCCTTTGCCACATAAAGCAGTCTGCGGGCCTTGTACGTCCCGTCCATGGGTGCGCCCAGCACTCTGGCCTTGTCCCGCTCCAGCAGTTCGTTGTCGTCCACCATTGCAGCCATTTCCCTGCCGTTTACCAGGTAGGTGTCCGCAAACTCCAGCTTGTTCAGGAATGTGGCCGAAATATCCGCCGCGATCTGCTCCTTGAACGTAGGGGCGCCCATTACTGGGCACCCCCGTTATCCTCGGAGGCAGGGGCCTGTACCGGTACGGCTGCCAGGCGCTCAATGATCAGGGCCTTGGTGGCTCCCCTGGGGAGATCCACGCCCATGTCCTTGGCCAGCGCCAGCAGGGCGTCCTTGTTCATTCCCTCCAGCTGGGCGGGGTCCAGGTTGCCCTCCATCATTTCGCCGTCCTGGGCGGTTTTCTGGCCGTCCTGGGCGTCGTTTTTGTCCTGGGCGTCCTGGCCGTCGCCCGCGCCATTGGCGCCGTCCTGGGCGTCCTGGCCGCCACCGGTGACCTCTGCGGCCTGTTCGGGCGCGGCGCTCTGTTCGCCGGTCCACTCTGCGCTGCCGGCACCCAGCCAGGCCGTGACCATTTTCTGG